CTGAGTGGTTGTTAAAATGTACTGGTAAGAGGTATCGCTATGCTCAGAACAGTTAGACTTTACGGAGAACTGGCAGAGTTTGTTGGACATAAAGAACTAGACGCAGTGATAACTTCTACTGCTGATGCCATGAGATTTTTATTAAGTAATTTTTCTGGTTTAGAAGCACACATGGCAGATCGTTATTATCAGGTATTAGTCGATGATTACGAGATAGGCGAAGATGATATACATAACCCAATAGGACAATCTGATATTAGTATTGTTCCTGTCATAACTGGTGCAGGTGGAGGCACTAGAAAATTTTTATTGGGAGCAGTATTAATAGGAGTTGCAATAGCAACAGGTCCAGGAGGTTTCGGTGCATTAAAAATGTTCGGAGGTACTGGTTTAGGATTAAAGGGTTTAGGTGCATTTGCTATGAACGCAGGAATTGGTTTAGCAATACAAGGAGTAACTGAAATATTATTTCCTCTACCAAAACCACAGGAGTTCAGTAATGAGCAAGATCCTAGGATATCATTTAGCTTTTCTGGGGTACAAAATACATCAAGAGCAGGAACTAGCCACCCAATCGTTTACGGAGAGATTATCACTGGATCGGTTGTAATCTCAGCAGGAATCGACACTAATCAGGTATCAGCATGACGGATAAAATTATTAGAGGGGCAGGTGGTCCTCCTCCAACTCCACCTCCTCCTTTTAGAGCACCAGATACATTAAACAGCAGACAGTTTGCATCAATCCAGGATCTTATTTCAGAAGGAGAGATAGAGGGTTTTGCTACTCCCTCAAAAGCAGGACTTTCTAAAGGATCTACAGCTTATAATAATGCTGCCTTGAAAGACATATTTTTAAACGATACTCCTATTCTTAGTGCAAGTGCCAGCAATACAAATCCACAAACAGCAGATTTTAATTTTCAAAATGTAGGATTTACACCTCGTTTTGGAACGTCAAACCAAACCCACGTTCCAGGTATAGAGGGTAGTCAGTCAACATCTGCGGTAGGAATTACAGTTACAAATTCTTCTCCTGTCACTCGTCAGATAACAAATACTGCTGTTGATGCTGTAAAAGTTACTATTACATTTCCGCAGCTACAAAAAGCTACAGATGAGGGTGATTTATTAGGTTCTTCTGTCAACCTAAAAATACAAGTTCAATACAATAGCGGTGGTTTTACAGATGTAATCAACGATACGATTACAGGTAGAACTGCTGATGCGTACCAAAAAGAATATCGTGTTTCTTTTACTGGTTCTTTTCCTGTTGATATCAGAGTTGTAAGAGTTACAGCAGATAGTACATCATCAAATCTTGTTGATGCTTTTACTTGGACTAGTATCAGTGAAATTGTTGATGATAAACAAAGATATTTAAATAGTGCTTATACAAATCTGAGAATAGATTCTGAACAGTTCAGTTCTATACCTAAAAGAGCTTTTCGTATTCGTGGTGTAAAGGTAAGAATACCAGGTGCAGGTGCTTCCAGTTCTGGTACTCCCACTGTTGATCTACAGACAGGAAGAATTATCTATCCAAGTGGTTACATATTTAATGGAACGATGGGTGCTGCTCAATGGTGCTCGTGTCCAAGTTTAATATTACTCGACCTCCTCACAACTGAAAGGTACGGATTTGGAACGCATATCACAGATAGCAATTTAGATTTATTTAGTTTTATTGCTGCCAGTAAGTATGCTAATGAGTTAGTAGATGATGGTTTTGGAGGACAGGAAGCTAGATTCAGTTGCAATGTAAATATACAGGGATCAACAGAAGCATTTACTTTAATAAACGAACTAGCAGGAGTAATGAGATGTTTCCCTATTTGGTCTGAAGGTTCTGTCACTATCTCACAGGATAGACCTACCGATCCAAGCTATCTGTTCAGCTTGGCGAATGTAGGTGAAGGTGGGTTCAGTTACTCAGGTAGCAGCTTAAAACAAAGACATACAGTAATAAATGTCAGCTATTTCAATATGGATAGTAGAGAGATAGATTATGAAGTTGTAGAAGATACTACTGCTCAAAATAAGCTAGGAATAATTAAGAAAGATGTAAAGGCATTTGCTTGTACTTCTCGTGGTCAGGCTCAAAGATTAGGCAAAGCAATTCTATTTAGTGAACAACAAGAAACAGAAGTCGTCAGTTTTACAACATCAATAGACGCTGGAGCGATTGTCAGACCTGGATCTGTTATCTCTATCAACGATCCAGTTAGAGGAGGAGAACGTAGAAGTGGTCGTATAAAATCTGCTACAACCACTGCAATAACAGTTGATAATACAAAGGATCTTGATACTTTTACAGGTACAAATAAAAAATGTAGCGTTATATTACCTGATGGATCGGTAGAAACAAAAAATATCCTTAGTGTTGTTAGTGGTGTTATAACTTTAGATTCTGCTTTGTCTGCAACACCAAATGTAAATAGTATTTGGCTTGTTCAAAGTTCAACTTTAGAAGCTCAGACTTTTAGAGTTATTACTGTAGAAGAACAAGATGGGATTAACTTTGCGATAACAGCCCTTACTTATATTGATGATAAGTATGCAAATATTGAGCAGGGTATAAGTTTACCTGCAAGAAATATCTCTTTACTAAATGAGCCAAAAGATCCACCAGCAAACTTACAGGCATCAGAAAGAATTGTTGTTATAAATGCTTTGGCCGTTACAAAATTAATAGTATCTTGGGTATCTGTTACAGGTGTTAGTCAGTATCTTGTTCAGTATAGATTTAACAACACAAACTGGGTAAGTGAAATTGTATTCAGACCAGACTTTGAGTTATTAAATACTGAAGCTGGAACGTATGAGTTTCAAGTATTTTCTTATAATGCTGCTCTTAAGTTATCAGCCACATCAACTAACTTAACTTTCAACGCTGTAGGTAAAACAGATCCACCTGGTAATGTTCAAAATTTATCTATGGAGCCAATTACTAATAAGCTAGTAAGACTTAGATGGACAAAAGCTGTAGATCCAGATGTTCTTCACGGAGGACGAGTTTATGTAAGGCATAGTAATTTAACAGATGGTAGTGGTACATTTCAAAACTCCGTTGATCTTGTTACTGCGTTAGCTGGTAATACTACAGATGTTGTTGTGCCATCTTTAGAAGGCGAGTATATTCTTAAGTTTCAAGATGACCAGGGAAACTTTAGTACTGGAGAAACTAGTATAATTCAAGACTTGCCTGATCTTATAGACACTCAGGTAATATTACAAGATAGAGAAGATTTAGATAGTCCTGCATTTCAAGGAGTAGATACTAATACAACATTTAATAACACAACTAGTGCTTTACAACTTACGAATCCAGCTACAAATGCAACAGGAGAATACGCTTTTAAAGACATTTTAGATTTAGGTGCTGTATTTTCTCTTGATTTAAAAAGAGTAATACGTTCTGTTGGGTTTAATATAGGAACAGATATTGAGACAATTATCCCTAGTGGTTCTTTATGGGATAATTATGCAACTGATGGTAATTTTGACGGTCCAGCAGCAGATGAGGCAAACTGTCAGATTCAAGTAGCGACATCTCAATCAGCATCAGGTAGTTTTGGATCGTTTAATAACTTTGCAAATGGAACATTTAAAGGTCGTAGATTTAAATTTAAACTTGTTTTGGAAACTACAAATACTGCACAAAATATGAATGTGCAACAGGCAGGTTTTACAGCAGAGTTTCAGTCAAGAACAGAACAGAATTATCAGACAGGAGGTACCACTTCTACCGCACCACAATCTTCTGGTACTTCAGCAAAAGCAGTTACTTTTGGTTCACCATTCTTTACAGGAGCTACTGGTTTAGGAGGAGCAAATGCGTTTTTACCTACTGTTGGAATAACCATACAAAATGCTCAATCAGGTGATTTTTTCACTATAACTAATGTTTCTGGGACAGGATTTACTGTCAATATTAAAAATGGTTCTAGTTTTGTTGATAGGTCTTTTACTTTTTCTGCTGTAGGATATGGTAAAGGGGTGTAATATAAGGAAAAGTATTCTGTAAATGAGTCAGGTATCAGACTATAACATAGCCAATGCGTCAGGTGCTTCTGTTCGTAGTGATATGAACGCAGTATTTGATGCGATAAAAACTCTTAATAGTGGTGGTTCTGATCCTACTAATACAGCAGCTTTTATGCCTTATGTTGATACGGCAGACAGTAATAATTTAAAAATAAGAAATTCATCTAATAATGGTTTTACTACAGTCGGTCCTGTTGATTCCGCAAACTTAGGTTTATTGCCGAGAGCAGGTGGCACAATGACAGGCCAGCTTTTAGGTGATGATGGATCGGGAGCAAGTAGTCCAGCTTATTCGTTTGATAATAATGCAGACACAGGAATGTTCAGGTCTGGTTCTAACACCATAGGATTTTCTACTGCTGGCACAACAAGAGTATCTATAAGTAACGCTGGTCTTGATATGACCAATGCTTTACCTATTAGATTTCAAGATTCAGATGGTGCTCCTTTTGTTGGATTAAAAGCACCTAATAGTGTAAGTAGCAATGTAACTTTTACACTACCTGCTGCTGATGGAAACTCAGGAGAATTTCTAAAAACAGATGGATCTGGAGCGTTATCATTTGGAACTCCGCAAAGTGTTCCAACTGGTGCAGTTTTTTGTATGGCAGTAGCTTCCGTTCCTTCGGGATATTTAGAATGTAATGGTGACCCCGTTTCTAGAACAGCTTTTTCTGCTTTATTTGCTGTAATTGGTACACAGTATGGAGCGGGTAACGGGTCAAGCACTTTTAATCTGCCAGATTTAAGAGGTGAGTTTGTAAGAGGTTTTGATAATGGTAAAAATACTGATAGTGGCAGGTCTATTGGTAGTTTTCAATCAGATCAGAACAAACAGCATAATCACACTGCATCTTCTACTTCAAGTGTTACTGACTCAGGTCATAATCATAATCTTTTATACGATAATGGTTCTTTTGGAGGTTCATCTGGTGCTGTTACTCCTAGAGGTAACAATACTCCATCGACTCCAGGTATTAATAATAGAATTTCATCAGAGACTACAGGTATATCTGTCTCAACTTCTACAAGTATTGGAAACGATGGAGGAGGGGAAACAAGACCACGCAACATAGCTATGATGTACATTATTAAATTCTAATTATGGCGATTCAACCTGGTATATATAACTTTACGTTACAACGTAGGTCAGATCACAGTATTCCCCTGTTGTTTAAAGATGGAAATGATGCAGCAATAAATTTAACTGGTTATACAGTAGAAGCACAGGTTTGGGAAGAAACACGCACCACAAAATTTGCAGATTTTACAACTACTTATACTGATCGTGCTGCTGGTTCTGTTTCTATAGCATTAACAGATACACAGACAGCAACATTTAGTCCTGATGTTTTAAAATACGATGTTTTACTAATTGATCCATCAGGATTAAAAGAATATTATTTAGAGGGTACTATATTTGTAAGCGAAGGTTACACATCATGACTTCAGTTAATGTTACAACAACAAAAAATACAGTCACTGTAAATGGAGAGACTAGTGTTGTTACTGTAAAAACTCAAGGCCCACAAGGCCCAGCTTTTTCTGATGGTGATAAGGGTGATGTAACGGTATCAAGTAATGGTACAGCGATCAGTATAAATAATAATGCTGTAACAAGTGCGAAGATCTTAGATGGAACGATAGTAGATGCGGATATAAATGCTAGTGCTGCAATCGCCTTGTCAAAACTTGCTACTGGTGCATTACCCACAGCCATAACAGTAACCAGTGCGAATATAAGTGATTTAAGTATTGTTGATGCTGATATCAGTTCAAGTGCAGCCATATCTTTAAGTAAGTTAGCTACTGGAGCGTTACCTACAGCGATCACTGTCACGAGTGCCAATATATCTGATCTAAGTATTGTTAATGCTGATGTTAATGGCAGTGCTGCTATAGAGGGGTCAAAATTACAGGCTTCATCTGGATCTAATTCTGGAACGATGTCCGCTGCTGACTTTACAAAATTAACTGGTATTGAGACAGGTGCGACAGCGGATCAGACAGCTAGTGAAATAAAAACTGCTTACGAAAGTAACAGTGATACCAATGCTTTTACTGATGCTTTATTGTCGAAATTAAATGGTATTGAGAGTAATGCCACTGCAGATCAGTCTAAATCTGATATAGATGCACTTGGCATTGCAGCTTCTACAGCAGCGACATTAGCAAACGCAAGAACTATTGCAGGTACGTCTTTTGATGGTTCTGCCAATATTGATATTTCATATACAAATCTAACTAATAAGCTATCTGTTGGTGATGGAGGATTAACACAGAATAACTTTACAGATGCACTTAAAACTAAACTTGATGGAATAGAAACAGCAGCTACCGCAGATCAAACAGCAGCAGAGATAAAAACATTGTTAGATAGCAATGGTATTGTCAATGCCCAGGTAGATGCAAGTGCTGCTATAGCTGGAACTAAAATATCACCTAATTTTGGATCGCAGAATGTAGTTACAACTGGTAATTTAAGTATGGGTAATAGTGCAACCTTAACAGGTGGCTTTCCTCATATAAATTTTGTAGATAATGATAACAACCCAGATTACCAAATAGGAAATATAAATGGACAGTTTAGAATAAGAGATACAACTAATTCAGCAAATAAATTAACTGTAAACGCAGATGGTCATGTTGATATATTTGGTAATTTAGATGTTAGTGCTGGTCTTGACGTAACAGGTGATATCACAGTTACAGGCACAGTTGACGGAGTTGATATTGCAACAAGAAATACTTTATTTGGTGGGTTGACCTCAAGCTCTGGTGTATTGACCAACGGAGTAACTGCAACGACCCAATCAGCAAGTGATAATTCTACAAAAGTTGCGACAACAGCTTATACAGATACAGCAATAGCAAACCTAGTTGATTCTGCACCTGGTACGTTAAATACATTGAATGAACTAGCCTCGGCTTTAGGTGACGATGCTAACTTCTCAACAACAGTTACCAATTCAATAGCAACTAAACTACCTCTTGCAGGTGGTACATTAACTGGAAATTTAGAATTATCAAGCACTTATCCGAGTCTTACTTTTACTGACACTAACCATAATAGTGATTACAGAATTACTAATAATGATGGTCAGTTAATTATTTATGATATTACAAATTCAGCACACAGACTAAACGTAAATTCAGATGGACACGTTGATATACTTGGCAATTTAGATGTTGGTGCTGGTATTGACGTAACAGGGGATATAACAGGAACTGGTAATTTAACACTTACATCAACTGATTCTGGAAGTTCTGCCGCACCAGAAATATTACTTTTCAGAGATAGTTCTTCACCAGCAGATGCAGATTATTTAGGACAAATTAAATTTCAAGGAAGAGATGATAATGGCACAACAGAACAATACGCAAAAATTACAGGAAAAATAGATGATGCTAGTGCTGGTGGTGAAGATGGAATACTTGAGTTTATGCTTAGAAAAAACAGTTCAAATAATATTTGTGGAAGATTTACAAGCACAGCTTTAAAACTAATAAACGGAACAGGACTTGAGGTAGCTGGTGATATTACATCAACTGGAAATCTATCCATTACAAGTGCTGCTCCTCAAATTTTTCTAACTGATTCTAATGCTGATTCAGACTATGCCATTGTTGTTAATACTGGTCAATTCAGAATAAGAGATGAAACAAATAGTACAGATAGATTAGCTGTCAATAGTGATGGTCATGTTGATGTATATGGACGATTAGATGCTATTGGTGGTCTTGAAGTATCAACAGACGCAACCATAAATTCAGTAAATATAGGTAAAGGTGCAAACTCTGTTACTGGTAACACTGTTCTTGGAGAAGGTGCTTTAGATGCTGCTGTTACTGGTGGATCAAACACAGCAGTCGGAAAAGAAGCATTAACAACAAATACATCTGGACAAAATAATACTGCTTTAGGAGCTTTATCATTAAAAGTAAACACAACTGGTAGTAATAATACTAGTTTAGGAAGAGCAGCTTTAAATGCAAATACCACAGCAAGCAATAATACTGCCGTTGGTTATAACTCATTATTATTAAACACAACTGGAGCTTCAAATACAGCCGTAGGCTATGGATCTTTAGATTCTAATACAACAGGATTTAGCAACGTTGCAGTAGGTCAAGATTCTTTAGGAGCTAATACAACTGCTCATTCTAATGTAGCTATTGGTCTTTTTTCCTTAAAATTAAATGAAACTGGAATCCAAAATACTGCTGTTGGTCGTGAGGCTTTAGCAGCAAACACAACTGGAGAACAAAACGTAGCTTTAGGTGTTTTCGCTCTAGACGCTAATACGACAGCAGATTTCAATACTGCTATAGGTGCTTATAGTTTAAGTAGTAATACAACTGGTACTAATAACGCTGCACTTGGTAAGAGTGCTTTAACATCAAATACGACTGCTTTTAACAATACAGCCGTTGGTTTTAGTGCTTTATTTGCAACCACAACAGGAGTAGAAAACACAGCAGTTGGTTTCAGTGCTTTATTATCAAACACAACTGGAACGAACAACGTAGCTGTAGGAGCTTATGCTTTAGATGCAAATACTACAGCAAGTAACGGGACTGCTGTTGGTAAAGGTGCTTTAACATCAAACACAACTGGAGCTAATAATACTGGTTTAGGTAGAGGTGCTTTAGGAGCTAATACAACTGGTACTCAAAACACTGCGGTTGGTTATAATGCTTTGAATTTAAACATTAACGGGAGCGATAATACTGCCGTTGGTAATAGTGCTTTACAAAATAGTACAACTGGGGCAGAAAATACAGGATTAGGACAAGCTTCTCTATTGTCTAATACAACTGGAGGACAAAATACTGCTGTTGGAGTTGATGCCTTACGTTTAAATACAACAGGAAATAGCAATACAGCAGTAGGCTATTTAGCTTTAACAAGTTCAACAACAGCATCATTCAATACTGCTTTTGGATACCATGCTTTAGAAGAAAATTTATCAAACGCAAATACAGGTATTGGTTATGCAGCTTTAGCAGCAAATACAACTGGAGGTTTTAATGTAGCTTTAGGTTTTGGAGCTTTAACAAATAGTACAACTGCAAGTGATAATACAGGAATTGGACATTCAGCTTTAGCAGCAAATACAACTGGAGCAGGAAATACAGCAGTTGGTACTAGTGCTTTACTCTCAAATACAACAGCAGCTTCTAATAGTGCTTTTGGTACAGATGCTTTAAGAGGTAATACAACTGGAACAGCTAATACTGCTATAGGTCGTGCTGCAATGTATAACTCCTCTACAGGAATTAATAACACTGCTGTTGGAGCAAGTGCATTAAACGCTAACACTACAGCATCAAACAATACTGCCGTTGGTAAAAGTGCATTAGGATTAAACACAACTGGAACTAATAACGTAAGTATAGGTAGTAGTTCTTTAGCTTCTAATACAACAGCATCTAATAACGTAGCTGTTGGTAGAGATTCTTTATATTCAAACCAAACAGGGTTTACAGCTAATACTGCTATAGGTGATTCAACTTTACGAGCAAATACAACTGGTAGTGCTAATGTAGCTGTTGGTTATACAGCACTTAGAGAAGGTAACAGATCAAATAACACTGCTGTTGGTTTTGAAGCACTCAGATTAGGTTCAACTGGTAATAATTGCACTGCTGTTGGTAGAGATTCTTTAACTAATAACACAGCTAATAACAATACAGGACTTGGTTATTATGCTTTACGAACAAACACATCTGGAATAGAAAACGTAGCGGTTGGTTATTATGCTTTATATGCAAACACCACAGCAAATAATAACACAGCAGTTGGATCTCAAGCTTTAAAAGCAAACACAACTGGAGCACAAAATACTGCAATGGGTAAACAAGCCAGTTTTCAGAATACAACTGGAAACTATAATGATTCATTTGGATATCAAGCTTTATATTCCAATACAACAGGTATTAAAAATACAGCACTTGGAAATGCAGCTTTAGGAAGTAACACAACTGCAAGTAACAACACAGCAGTTGGTTACTTTGCTTTAGTAGCAAACACAACTGGAATACAGAATGTAGCAGTTGGTACAAATGCCCTGGATGCTAATACTACTGCTTCAAGTAATACAGCCGTTGGGTACAATGCTTTAACTGCTAATACAGCTTCTCAGGTAACAGCTTTAGGTAATAAAACATTAGAGTCTAACACTACAGGGGATGGCAATACTGGATTAGGTTCTAATGTACTTCAAAATAATACAACTGGAAGGGATAACACTGCTGGAGGTTATCTAGCATTACAACAAAACACAACTGGATTACAGAATACAGCGTTTGGTGCAGAAGCTTTAGATTCAAATACTACAGCTGGTTCAAATACAGCTGTTGGTTTTAAAGCTTTAACTTTAAATACTACTGGAAGTTCAAATACAGGTATGGGAAATAAAGCACTTCAAAGTAATACAGAGGGTGAGTCAAATACTGCTGTGGGTGACAATGCTTTAGGATTAAATACTACAGCAGATAATAATACTGCGTTTGGAAAGAGTGCTTTATTATCAAACACGACTGGATCATTAAATACAGCTGTTGGTGCTTTTGCTTTAGATTCAAATACTACAGCTGCTCAAAACGTAGCTATTGGTTATCAATCTCTGCAAAACAATAGTACAGGAGAACACAATACTGGTTTAGGTACTAACTCTCTATACTCAAATTCCACTGGAAATTACAATGTTGGTATAGGTAAACGAGCTTTATATACAAATACCACTGGAAGTCAAAATACCTCTGTTGGTACTAACGCATTAGATAATAACTCTACAGCAGATAATAATACGGCTGTTGGTTATGCAAGTCTCGGAGTAAACACAACTGGAACTTCAAACGTAGCTCTAGGTGCTAATGCTTTAGATGCAAATACTACAGGTAGTAGCAATACAGCCGTAGGTTTAGGTGCTTTAGGATCTATTACAACTGGTTACGATAACACAGCCGTAGGTAGTGGGGCGGGGTCTGCAAGTGGAAACACGGGTGGTTTATTTAATGTTTTTGTAGGAAAAGGTGCTGGTAGTAGTAGCACTGCTTCTGGTGGTGTATTTATTGGTAATAACGCTGGTAATACTGCAACAACAGGTAATCAAGTAATTTGTATTGGACACAATAGCCAACCTTCTAGTGCAACAGCTTCTCAGGAAATAACACTTGGAGGCAGCAGTACTGCAACCCTTAGATGTAATGTACAAACCATATCTTCCCTATCAGATGCAAGAGATAAGACAAATGTAATTGACCTGCCAGAAGGTTTAGATTTCGTAACCAAGCTAAGACCTGTAAAATTTGAATGGGCTACCAGAGATGGTAACGG